ACGCATACGCTTGGACTGAACAAGTGAATGGTGGTTTAATATTTGTTGCACCATATCCTAGTAGATTATCAAATGATTATTACATAGATATTACAAATGTTGTAGCCCCATATCACGCATCTATAAAACCTAATTATTTCCCTAATATTGGTTTTAATGAAGTGGTACAAATTTCTTTTAATTCAAATCTTGTAGCAGTTGGAGCAACAGTTCCTGATGCTTTCTTTATATTAAGGATTCAATTACAAACTCCAGCAGGTTTTTATAGCATAGATAATAATAAAAAGTGGGAGTTTGGCGGTTCAAGTTATTATTTTGAGCCATATGATGCAGAAGTAAGTTTAACTGAATTAAGTTTAATATTGCCACCTGCCCCCGAATCAGGAACAATATATTTTGAATATATATTAGCAAAACCTGCTTCTACTTATTGGAAATCAACAGTAGAAGCAAACGAAGTAAATAATTTTTCATTTACTATTCAACCTGCTTTTCAATCTTATCAATGTATTGGTTCATTAAGTAATACGGATGAATATGTATTTAATGCAGATTTAGATTTAGGCTTTAATGATTCTTACAATGGATATTATTCTTATAAAGGATTTTTAGCAGATGAAGATGGTTTAAACTTAAAGAATTGGTATCGTTACGAATATTTATCGGATAAGTATCGTTCATTAAGTCAATTAGTAATTAGACAATATTCTAATAACTTAAACAAGAATGTAATCAATATTGATTCTACTTTTATGGGTATGAATACTGATGAAGGTAGATTTAGCGGTTCAATGAGAATAAAGGCAACTGATACTGACCCAGCACAAATAAGTGTTGCTAATAAGCAGTATATGGTAGGTAATACAACAATTGATTTGTTTAATGATACTATACAAGGAACATTATTAGATATTAATAGTGATAATGTTGAAGCTAATATTTACGAAGTAATAAACTCAACAAGCACACCACCATTTGTTCCTTCGGTTGCTCATTTTAGGTCTAATGGTTATGTAACAAGTGCAGAGGCTTTAGCAGGAACATTAACTGCAACTGAAATATTTACATTAGATGGAATAACCGACCCTGATTATGGTGATGTGTTTTATGAAGATGAAGATGGTGGATTAACTTTCAATGGTGATTACTTATGGTATAAGGTAGAAACAGTATTCCCTAATACAAAAGTTTACCAAATAAGGATTGACGGAGTGATAATAGGAATATATACTTAAATTTGTAGTTATGGCAGACAATGTACAAGGCAACAATATAATGTTGTATTATTTTGAACCACCTTCGGTTACATATCCAGCAGGCAGGGATATTCCGTTTTCGTGTTCTACAAATTGCACATTTAGTGTAAGCGTTGACCAAAAAGAGGTAACAAGCCAAACGAGTGCGTGGTATAGAGAATACAAAAATGATACTGCAACTTGGAGTGTAACTTGTGATGGTCTTATAACTTTGGATGGTTATGGCTATTTATTCTTACTTGAGCAACAACAAGATAGGACTACAATTTTAGTAAAGTTTGTTATTGATAACGGAGTTGATGGGTTGGTAGTTATTAGTGGGGATTGTAATTTAACAAGTTTACAAATTAACGCACCTTATAAAGACATAGCAACGTATAGTGTATCGTTACAGGGTACAGGTGCTTATGCAACAACAGGAACGGAAATCAATCCTGAAGGGGTTGTAATTGTTGCTGGAGGTGCGGTTTACACAAAGGGAACTATTGCAGCAGGTGGAGAAACAACTATTACTTATGGCGATATGATAGGCAAGGCTTGTCTTTATGTTTCTCGTGGTGGTATTGATGTTCAAGATATTTTAACGACAGGAACGGCAGTTGATGAGCAAGTGAAGTGGAATAGTACAACAGGGGTATTGACATTTGGAAGGGTATTAGAAAGTGGAGAGTTTATTAGGGCATTATTTCAATAATTTAGTTATAAATTAATATAAGATGGCAAATCAAATTGTAGTTTCAGCAGGTGCAAAAGTTAGGAATTTAAGTGGAGTTTTAACGGCTACAAGTGGAGTTGTCAGTTTTCTGCCTATTGATGTTTCATTAGGTATTCCACAACTTGATATTAATGGTAAGATATTAGTAAGTCAATTACCAAACTCGGTTATGGAGTACAAGGGCACTTGGAGTGCTGCTACTAACACACCAACCCTTGCTAATGGCACAGGAAATCAAGGGGATGTTTACTTATGTAATGTTGCAGGTACAGTTGACTTTGGTGCTGGTTCGATAGCTTTTGTGGTAGGCGACCAAGTTATTTATAGCGGTTCTATATGGCAAAGGGCTTCAGGTGCAACAGGAACAGTTACGAGTGTTGCGATTACTGAAAGCGGAGATAGTTTAAATATCACAGGCTCACCAATTACTACAAGCGGAACGATTAACATAGGATTCAACGGAACTAATTTACAATATGTAAACGGAGCAGGAAACTTAACAACCTTTCCGATATTAACAGGGTTTGTGCCATATACAGGAGCAACAGGAGCAGTTGATTTGGGAGCAAATGGTTTGACTGCACTTTCTTTAACATTAAGCGATAGTATATACTTAAATAACAATAAGCCAATTTATGGCAAAAATTTTGCTGGAACATTATCTTATAGTTTATTGACTATCACTACTGCAAATAAAGTTTTAATTGATTCTTCAGCTTTGGGTGCTGAATTTGGTGGTTCAATTTTAATTAATGGAACTATTAGTAAAGGCATTTATACTTATACACTACCTAATGCAACTGGAACTATTGCATTAACATCGGACATTCCTATATTAACAGGTTATGTTCCCTACACAGGTGCTACTGCTAATGTTGATTTAGGAACTTTTAATTTGACTGCTGATGTTATTACAGGTGCAACAGGTTCTTTTGCATCAAATGGTGGTAGTGATACATTTGCTATCAATCATTCAAGCGGTGCAGGGATTGCTTTGAATATTACTAAAGGTGGTAATGGCGAAGGATTATACATAAACAAGACAAGTGGAAGCGGAAACGCAGCAACGATAATAGGTACATTAAACGCAACTACTTTAGTAAAGAGTGGTGGCACATCAAGTCAATTCTTAAAGGCTGATGGCACAGTTGATTCAAGCACATACGCTTTAGATTCAGCAGTAGTTCATAATACAGGCAATGAAACAGTTGGTGGTACAAAGACTTTTTCGGATGCTACTAAAAACAACGGAGGCATATTCTTACAAAATGCTTCAAGTAACTCTTTAGCAGGATATATGAATTTAGGTGGATTGACCAATGGGGTTAAGTTCACAAGCGGTGGTGGTATTAGTAATACTTTTACTTTACCATCTGCAACAGGATATACTTTTACTTTTCCTAATGCGACAGGAACGATAGCCCTTACAAGTGATATACCTTCATTAACAGGGTATGTTAATACAAGTGGTTCACCTACTACAAACACCTTACCTAAATTTACAAGTGCTACTACAATAGGTAATAGTAATATTACAGATAGTGGTTCTTTGATTACTTTAGGTTCTAATACTACAATTTCAAGTGGTTCATTAGGAATAGGTTCTGCTGGTTTATCTACATATTCTTTAAGAGTTGCTAAATCTTTAACTGGAGCAACAACAATGTATGGTATTTCTTCTGAAGGAACTATACAAAGTGATGTAACTACAAGTGCAATAGCTTATTTAAGTGGACAACCAACTGCGGCTGCTGCGTTTACTTTAAATGGCTATTATCACTTCTATATGCAACAAGGTTCAATTGGTGCAGGAAGTGCTATAACAAACCAATTTGGTTTATTTGTAGATTCAACATTAGTCGGAGCAACAAATAACTATGGTGTATTTCTTGGAATACCAAGTGGAACTGGTAGATGGAATTTATATGCATCTGGCACTGCTAACAACTATATGGCAGGTTCATTGGGAATTGGTACTACAAGTTTGACAGGAAGAAGTTTATCAGTTTCAAAAAATATTACAGGAGCAACAACCTCTTATGCAATTAGACAAGATGGTATAATTCAATCGGATGTAACAACAGATGCAAGAGGTTATCATAACTCTTTATCTACTGCTGCTTCTGCTTTTACATTAGCAAATTATTATCACTACATTGCTACTCAAGGAACGATAGGTGGAGGTTCGGCAGTTACAAATCAATATGGATTTGTAGTTGATTCTCTTACAGGTGCAACAAATAACTATGCGTTTTTTAGTAATATTGGTGCTTCCGCTAATCGTTGGAACTTGTATATGGGTGGAACGGCTGCTAACTATATGGCAGGGGTACTAAACATAGGTACAACAACTTTATCAGGATATACTTTAGATGTTAATGGTACAGGAAGGTTTGTAGGTGCAATAACCGCAGCAGGTGCATTGTTTACTGCGGCTACCGAAACAAGAGGTAATATAAGAACAACATTCCCAAGTGATAATTCATATTATAGCATATTTAGTAATGATGGTGCTTTAAATTTAGATACTTATGGAGTAGGTGGTTATATGAACTTTAAAATATTAGGTTCAACTAAATTATCCATAGCATCCACAGGAGCAGCTACATTTAGTGGATTAATTACAGGACAAAATGGTATTTATCAAAGCAATGCTTCAAGTTCTATTGCATCAAATAAGTTTGAAACATATAATGGTGGTGCAACTGATATGAACTTTAGTTTTCCCGCAAGCGGTAGTGTAACATTTACTAATGGTACTCCAAGACTTACCATAGCATCCACTGGAGCAGCTACATTCTCTAGTAGTGTAACGGCAAATCAAATATTTTCTACTACAACTGCTGCAGGATATGCTGCCATATTAACAAATACAAATGGAGCATCAGATAGCAATGGGTTATTGGTTAAAGCAAGTAGTGTAGGTACTGAATACGTAGTTAGGTTTGCAAATCAAACGGATACATCTACATTTTTTACTATTAAAGGAACAGGCAATGTATTAATAGGAACTACAACCGATTCAGGCTACAAGCTAGATGTTAATGGTACAGGAAGGTTTAGTGGTGGAGATTCAAGTAATTGTACTTTAAAAATACAAGCATCTACCTATCCAATGATAGATTTTATTAGTAATGATGCAGATTCTGCGAATAATAGA